GGGCCTTGCCGCTAACCGCGCACACGCACCGGCAAAAATGAGTGAATTGAAAAATTGACAAAAAGCATGAAAGGCAGACCATCAAAATCAGAAGCGGAGCATAAAGCCACCGGCACCTTCAGGCCCGACCGGCACGGGAGCAGGCTCAAGGCATCCGAAAGTGAAATCCTGAAGCCGCCCGCGCATTTCAATAAAGCGCAAATTGCAAAGTGGAACGAAGTTGTAAACCACCTTCGCCAATTTGATATTTTGTCCGATCAGGACGCAGACAGCATTGCCACCTACGTTGAATCAGTCCTTATCCAGCGTGACGCATTTCTTCTGATGCAGCGGGAAGGCTTTTTGGACGGCGAAAAAACACATCCGGCTTTTCGCGTTTACCGCGACATGGAAGCGGTAATCAAACCACTTCGCGAGCAGTTCGGATTCACGCCACGCGCACGGCAAAGTATCCACGTGAAAAAGAAAGAGGTCAAAAAGGAGGACCCGATACTGGCAATACTCACAAAGCCAAAGAAAGCCGTGTAAATGTTAGAGGGATACAACCGATACATCAAGACGGTGCAGGCCGGAATCGTGCCTGTTTGTGACTATGTGAAGAACGCAGTTACCAGGCAGTTAAACGACCTGAAGCGACAAGGCACGCCCGACTTCCCGTATCATTTTGATGAACAGGAAGCAGAGCGCTGGATTTCCTTTATTTCCATTCTTCGCCACACTTCCGGAGAATGGAAAGGACAGTTTTTCAATATTCAGGACTTTCAGGCTTTCCGGTGGGCTGTGCTTTTTGGATGGCAGCGCAATGACGGTAAAGGACGCAGATTCAGGCGTGCTTTTGTGGAGGTGGCCCGTAAACAGGGAAAGACGGAAGAGGCAGCCGCTATCATGCTCGGTGGCCTGCTGATAGATGGCGAACAGACGGCACAGATTTACAGCGCTGCAACAACGAGGCATCAGGCTAAGATCGTGTACAATGCCGCAAAGATGATGGGGCGGGAACTGAAGCAAGACAGCGAAACGATACGCGACCTGCTAAAGGTTATGCAACACAGGGTAATATTTGAACAAAATGACAGCTTCATGGAAGCCTTGAGTGCGGAGGCCGGAACACTTGATGGCCTTAGTCCTCATATCGCTGTCATTGACGAGTTCCACGCGCACCCGACCAATGAAGTTTTGAAGGTTATTGAAACAGGCATGGGTGCGCGCACGCAGCCATTGACTTACATCATCACCACAGCCGGATTCAACTTTGAAAGCCCCTGGTACCACATGAGGCAGAACTGCATTGACATCCTGCGAGGACTGAAGCACGATGATACATTCTTTGGGATTATCTACACGCTGGATGATGGCGATGACTGGAACGATAAAACATCATGGGTAAAAGCAAATCCGCAAATAGGAACTACTCCCACATGGGAGTTCATGGAGTCAGAGTACACCAAAGCTGTAAACGAGGGCGGTAGATCGGAGGTAGAGTTCAAAACAAAAAACCTGAATCTACCTGTAGGCGTTTCTGAAGTGTGGATACCCGATGAACTTTGGCAGGCTTGCCCAAATGAGATTAACCACGCCGAACTGCAGGGCCGCGAATGTTACGCAGGCATTGACTTTGCGGCTGTGTCTGACTTTACAGCGCTTGTTGTCCTCTTCCCGCCTGTTTCGGATGATGACCCGTATGTAATCATTCCGCACTTTTGGATTCCGGAAGAGGTGCTGAAAATCAGATCACGCGATTTGCCGGACATTGTGCGGTGGCAAAAGGATGGACTTGTAACAGTAACGCCCGGAAACGTGACGGATTACGACTACCTGACAGCCGAAGTGCACCGATTGCGCAGCCTTTACGACATCCGCTCAATAGGCTACGACCCACATAACGCGTGGCAGACAATATCTAAGCTGGAGGCAGACGGGCTGCCTATGGACAAATTTAGTCAGGGAATCATGAATATGTCACCACCGAGCAAGGAATTTGAACGGATTGTCCGGAATGCGCGTTTGAATCACGGAGGCAATCCGGTGCTTCGCTGGATGCTGCAAAACTGTGTGCCGTATTATGATTTTAACGAAAATCTGAAGATCAGGAAGATGAAGGAAACGCGCGGAGCAAAGATTGACGGGATTGTAGCCGCTATCATTGCGCTCGGTGAATACCTGAAGAATCCACAACCGGAAGTTTACAGCCAAACAGGTTTGTTTTATGTATGATGAACTAAGAGATTTCAGGCGTGAAAACTTTGAGGAGTTTTTACAATTGTTTCATACCTTGCATGAAGTTTCAGCGACCTATCAAGAAACGTATGAGGTGGCTGAACTGGAGTTTGCGAAAAAACACGGCATGAGAATCTTTAAAAACTTCATGCACTTCCACAATTACAAAGCCAGGTACAACAAGCGAAAAATTAACCCCAAAAAACAATGATAAAATACATTGATTAGGCAATGTTTTTTTTAACTAAATCAAAAACACAATGAGCGAAATTAAAAACAAAGATGAAAGTCCTGCATCAGTAAGTTTTTCAGATCAACCTGGTTCGATTGGGCAAAGAAGGGTTAGGGCTTCTTTTAATCCAATGGACAAAAGCGAAATCAATTTAATTAAGCAAAAAACGGCTGAATTGATTGATTTATGCGAAGAATTGAAAGAAAAAGACGCAAGGCTTGCCTCTTTAGCCCAAACTGCTTATGAAGAGGCTGCAATGTGGGCGGTAAAGGCCGCTACCGCATAGTTTGTTAGAGATCGTTTCATGTTATTTTGGTTCCGGCCCACTTGATTAATCAGGTGGGCTTTTTATTTTCATCATGTTTTTTATTTGCCCGCTTGCATATCCGATACCTTTGTATTGCAATGGGCATTATCTCACAGATACGCGGCATATTTCAAAGCGAACAGCGCAACAGCCTATCGCATCCAGCCGAATGGATGTACACGTGGATGGGTGGCAAACCTACCCGTTCAGGCGTAAATGTAAACGGAGAAACAGCCCTGACACACGCGGGCGTATTCGCGTGCGCAAAAATTCTATCCGAATCAGTCGCATCGCTTCCTGTAGCACTTTACATTGATACGGGTGAAGTTGTTAACGAATTGTCAAACGACACACGTACACGCCTGATAGGCGCGGAGCCTTCAGAGTTGTACACGTCATTTGACTTTCGGTCAACTGCTATGCTACACCTTGCGCTTCATGGCAACTTCTATGCTGACATTATCCGCGATGGCAACCGCCGCCCGGTTGAATTGCGCATTATTGAAAACCCAAATTGGGTAAAACCTGAACTTGACCCTGAAGGCCGCCTTTGGTATCGCATATTTGACCAACGCAGTACAGCAGGTGGTTATGTAGAGCGCACTCTACCCGTGCGCGCACGTGACATTATTCACGTCAAAGGCATCAGCAGCAACGGCATTGAGGGTAAATCCCCTATTACCCTATTCAGAGAGAATGTAGGACTTGGTATAGCCACCACGCAGACGCAGGGCAGCCTGTGGAAGAATGGCACTTTGATTAATGGCTACCTGAAACATCCTGGCAGGCTTGCACCGGATCAGGCGCAGAATCTGCGTGACAGTTGGCAGAGCAGGTACACAGGCCGCGACAACGCAGGAAAAACGCCTGTACTTGAGGCGGGCATGGAGTTCGTGCCATTGACGCTGAAGCCAGCGGATGCCATGTTCATCGAAACAGCAAAGTTATCCCTGCACGATGTTTGCCGGATATACCGCATACCGCCTCACATGGTCGGTGACCTTGAGCGGTCCACAAATAACAACATCGAACATCAGAGCCTTGAGTTCGTGCGTGACACACTCCGGCCCTGGCTGAAGAATTGGGAGCAGGAACTTAACAGGAAACTACTGTTTGAATCAGAGAAAAACAGAATGTTCTTTCGCTTCAATGTGGATGCCCTGCTTCGCGGCGACACCAAATCGCGTTCTGAATACTTCGCCCGTGCGCTTGGTTCTGTTTCAACTCCGGGCTGGATGACACCTAACGAAGTGCGGAGGTTGGAGAACATGAATCCGGTCACAGCGGGCGATACTGTGTATAACCCTACTTTGAATAACGAACAGCCGGACGTAGTGCAGGCTGACAACATACAAGACAATGGACAACAGCAAGCAAGCGCTACAGCCTGAAATACGCTCCTTTACTGAAGGCGTGGAAATCCGGATGACGGAGGACGGCAAGCCTTCTGTTTTTGGATATGCGCTGAAGTGGGGCAAATCCTATGACATGGGATACTTCACCGAAGAGATACAGCGCTCTGCACTTTCGGAGGCTGATATGTCGGACGTGCGCATCCTGTTTAACCACGATCCGAATCTGATTATAGGTCGCACGAAGTCAGGCACAGCCACAGTTGGCACGGATGAAACGGGAATGTGGTACAGGGCATCCATACCGGACAGTCCGACCGGACAGAATCTCATTGAAGCGCTCAAGCGCGGTGACATAGATCAAAGTTCATGGTCGTTCCAAATCGCACGCAATGAAGCGGGTATGTCAGTCGGTGACGAGTGGAAAATGAAAGACGGCAAGGAGCATCGCGTAATTACCAAAGTAAAGCGCGTGTTTGATGCTTCACCCGTTACCTATCCTGCCAATCCGGATACATCAGTCGCTATGCGCTCGCTGGAGATGGCAAAGCGCAACGGTGAAGGTTACGAAGAAATGCCACCGAAGGCACAGGCTATTGAGGCAATCACAGGCACAATTGAATGCCTGAATGAATCGGTGGCTGAACTCAAAGGTTATGCCGACAAGATGACCATGATTGCATCAGTCAATCCTGATTTGTCAGCAGCCAATGACTTGGCAGCGCTTTTGAATGCGCGTGCTGATGAAAATACAGCGCTTGTTGCAACGCTCGCAGCAGCTATACAGGCGCTAAGCACAACTGAAAGTCAGAGGTCGGTTAA